GTCTATTGCAATGAGGGTTAAAAAACCTCGAACTAAAAAACAACTTAAAGCCAGCGCGGATGAATCTTACGGAAAATTTGGAAGCGGTAAAGGTAAAGGTGTTATCAATAAAAGAGGCGGAGGCATCGCTAAAAGAGGAAAAGGCATCGCCAAAGCTGATGGTGGCGTAGTTAAACGTCAAGCAGGCGGCTTAGGAAGAAGGAATTTATTGGAAGAAGTAGGAAGAATTGACGCAGAGCGCATGAATCCTAATCGAAGAGCTGAGAAAAGCAGAGTCATAGGCGAACTCAACAGAGGCTACAAGAAAGGCGGAGCAATTAAACGCCGTGGTGGCGGAGTCGCGAAACGTGGAATGGGGGTTGCGAAATGACGGCAAAACAAACAGGTCCCGTAAGAAGTTCTGGACGTGATGAAACTTCTGATAAAGGCCCAGCAATCGAAAGAATGACAAAAGAAGAATTAGCTACTTTTGTAGCGGGAAAAAGTGCGTTAACTAAAATTGAAGCCATGAAAAAAACAATAAAGCAATTAACGGCACTGCGTAATAAACTACTTGCTGATACGTCGTTTAGTGGAAGAAGAGGGTTTCTCAGCGGGAGTAAAAAGATGGGAAACATTGCACAGAATAATGCTTCAGGTGGAGTCATTAGACGCAGAGGCGGCGGAATAGCCAAACGCGGTTTTGGGATTGCGAAATAATCTATGCCAACGTATGCTTCCACAGCGAGTTTCGATCTTGCGATTGATGAAATCATAGAAGAGGCTTTTGAACGGTGCGGTTTGCAGGACCGTACTGGTTATGAAATAAAAACCGCGCGCCGTTCCCTTAACATCATGTTCGCCGATTGGGCGAACAGAGGCCTTAATCTATGGACGATTCAGAAACAAGAAATTGCTGTTGCATCAGCAGGATTCACTAATCCCTTGTCAGGAGCGACTTTGCTCACGGGAGGGGACACCCAGACCATCATTGACATCACCAACTGCGTTATGCGCGACAGCAGTAATAATGATTTTGCTATGACGAGAATTGGCAGAAGCACTTATTGGAACTATACTGTAAAATCAACATCAGGACGTCCTACGCAGTTTTATTTTGAACGAACAATAAATCCAACAGTTTATCTGTACCCTGAACCTTCAAGTGATTATACTTTTATTTATTATGCCTTAATTCGTATGTTTGATGCCGGCAGCTATACGAATAACGCACAAATTCCCTTTCGATTCATTCCCTGCATGGTTGCAGGACTGGCTTATTATATGGCATTGAAATATCAACCGGATCGTGTCGCTTTACTTAAACCTCTCTATGAGGAGGAGTTTCAGCGCGCGGCCAACGAAGACGTGGAGAAAGCTAGTTATAGCGTGGTTCCACGACAAACATGGATTAACTAATGGGTAAATACGCTACAGGCAAGTTCGCTCAAAGGATTTCCGATCGTGACGGGATGGCATATCCTTACACTGAAATGGTGCAGGAATGGAATGGAGTGTGGGTTCACTATAGTGAATTTGAGCCAAAAGCCCCTCAGATCAATCCTAAAAACCATCCCACTGATTTTGAAGCGTTGCAACATGCAATGCCTCAAGTTGCCAATTCCACAGTCTATGTGGGACGAATTGGCACGAACGTAAATAGTTTTGAAACACTGCAAGAAGCTGTCACTCTCTACTACGCCAACGGGGTGTCTTATCCAGGGTTTGTCAGAAGTATGCAACCGTTAGGCGTTCAACAACCTAACAAACCAACTTTATTGCATAGTTTTGTAGGAAAGGTTACAGTGACCACGATATGACCGATTATTCTGATTTATTAACAAACGTAAGGAATTACACGGAAACATCCAGTGACGTACTTTCGGATGCTGTTGTCAATACATTCATCGTTAATGTCGAAAATAAACTTTTTAAGGAAGTGGATCTCAGTTATTACCGTAAATATGACACGGCCAGTTTAACCCAAGATATCGCTTTTCTTTCCCTTCCAGGAGACTGGAGAGCTACCCGATATCTTCAAATTGTTGTCTCGGATGTAAGAACAACCTTGCTACAGAAGGATATTTCATTTATGACAGAGTACTGGCCTGATAGAACAGCAACGGGTACTCCTAAGTATTATGCTGATTGGGATCAAGACACGCATTATATTGCGCCGACACCAAGTGCCAACATAGCTGTTGAACTTGCATATTTAAGGATGCCTGATAATTTATCGGCTTCCAACACATCCACGTGGATCAGTCAAAATGCTCCCAACGTGCTTTTATACGGTTGTATATTAGAAGGACTTGCATACTTGAAAGGTCCGACAGATATGATACAACTGTATCAACAAAAATATACTCAGTCTGTACAGAATCTTGCCACATATGAGATGGGGCGGGATCGTAGAGATGAATATAGAGACGGTGTCATTCGTGTCCCTCTCGAATCAAGGAACCCCTAAAGGAGGTTATTATGGCTATTACTCAAGCTGTTTGTAACAGTTTTAAAGTGGAGATCCTGAAAGCATTGCATGATTTTACTGCATCGACAGGGAACACTTTTAAATTAGCACTTTACGATAGTGAAGCGACTTTATCAAAATCAACTACTATCTACGACACACCCGACGAGGTAGGTGCATCAGGCACTTATTCAGCTGGTGGTGGAGCATTGACATCGGTTACTCCCGTATTATCAACTGATACGGCTGTGTGTGATTTTTCACCTGATCTTTCATTCACGAGTGCGACTATTTCTGCACAAGCTGCTGTGATTTATAACAGTTCCACGGTCACTGGTTTAACAACCAATGCATCTGTTTGTGTGTTAGATTTTGGTGGAGTTAAAACTTCGACTGCCGGAACGTTCACAATTACGTTTCCTGCCGCTGGAGCGACTACTGCAATTTTAAGGATCGCATAGGAGAATAAATCATGGCCTCTATCCAAGGATGGGGCCGAGAGACTTGGGGCAGTGGTGCATGGGGACAATTTGCACCAGTTGAAGCCACAGGCAATGGCCTCACGTCGACAACTGGTACGGCTAGTACCATAACTTCAAATGTTTTTGAAGTTAATGGTAATTCCGTAACTTCTTCTGTTGGATCAACTATAATTGTTTCGACCTACGCCGTAACGGGCGTAGGAACGACTTCTTCTATTAATGATGTAACGGTTACAAACGATAACATTTCTAGAACAGGTTGGGGTCGAGGATCAGGAGCTCCCGCAGCTACAGCCTCTAGTTATGGATGGGGTGAACAAGCGTGGGGAAATTCAGATAATATATTCAGCGTAACTGGTAATGGACTAACATCCTCTCTGGGTGAGGAATCATTAACAGGTGATGCAAACATAACTTTAACGGCGGCGGGTTTGACATCCACTGCTGGCACTGCCGTAGCGGTCGGTATTGCGGACGTTAATGTCACAGGCAATCCACTCACTTCCAATACTAATGATGTAGCTTCCGTAACTGGAACGGCATCCGTTAGCCCTACGGCTAATGGTCTTACTGCCTCTTTGGGGGATGAAAGCGTACACACTGCCGTCCAACAAGGATGGGGTCGAGGCTATAATCAAGTCACAGGAACGGAGATTGGTTGGGGTGATAATCTTTGGGGAATTTTAACAACCTCATACGCTTTAACGGGAGCTAGTGCGACAACAAGTGCTGGTGATGCTGTTGCGAGTGCCGATGTTAATATTACAGTAACAGGACAAAGCGCGACATCCACCGTAGGAGATTTACTTGCTTTAGTCTTCCCGTCAGGAGTTCAGGCAGCAACAAGTATTGGATCATACTCAATCACTGCTGATGCAACGATAACGATTGTTGCGGTTGCAGAACCAGAGCTTGATGCAACTACTGGAGATGTACTAGTAGCCATCAGTCCAGGCGTCTATCCGTCAGGGGAAGTATTAACAGGATCCTTGGGATCATCCACTCTTACGGCGGACTGTAATGTTACGCTGACAGCGGCGGGACTGACTTCCTCTCTAGGGAATGAAACAGCTACCGGTAACGCCGATATGGATGCCGATGGAAATGACTTAACTTCATCAGCAGGGGATGTAACGGCAACGGGGAATTCTGACATCTCGATTTCGGGAAATGGATTAACGAGCTATATTGGTGATGCCGGTCAGGAATCAAGCTATGCAGCAACGGGAAATCTACTAACTTCAAGTCCAGGAACATTACAGATTAGTACGGATGTAGACTTTACAGCAACGGGGAATTCTGCTACAAGCAGTACAGGAACATTACGAGGAACCTTCTGGCAAGAAGTGGATGACTCGCAAACAGCCGTTTGGGTAGAAGTTGACAAGGCTGCATAAAATCATTAAAAAGGTATTAGGAGAATAAATGGTAACGTATTCGACGGGTCTTAGGACGGAACTACAAGTAACAGGGGAAAATTCAGGTACATGGGGAACCATTACCAATAACAATTTTTCCCAGGTTTTTGAATTCGCAATCGCGGGCGTTTACG